TTCCATATGAGTTTAAATAACATACTGTCCTATATTCCACAAACATTTGAGCAACTATTCTCTTGTAATAACTTGGAGTCCTTAACTTTATACCAGCTACAGTAGGTTCTACTACTTTAGTCTTGGAGAAAGGTACTAAACAGTTAATATGAAAATTTTTAGTCTCAATATCAACAAAATAATTAGTGTTCATTATAGAAGAATAAGCACTCTTAAAATCCTTAAAATTCTTGATTTTATTATTGTACTTCTCTACGAACCATTCTGCTACATCTCTTATCCTGTTGAGAATCAACTCTTTAGTTTTATCATTAGTAATATAACTCTCTCTTGAAGGAGTAGGGGTTAAACCATCACCTAATTCAAAGCGTAAGGCTACAGCAAATTCAAGAGGTCTTATACCTAATGCTTCCCAGTCTATAGCATAATATACGTCCTTCAGACATATATGCATCTGAGTTGTTGTAGCTTCTGTAGACCATTGGAATAGTTTGTTTCTGTATATTTTGTTATTAACAGCCAGACCATCTATTACCAATACGGCCGTATCGTAATAAGCCAGTTTTGCTCTGGCTTTTGCTTTAAATGTTGTAAATTCGTTATAATCCTTAATTACTAATTCTGCTATCACTCCATTAGATTCCTGTGTAGGTTTCTTATATAGAAGGTCATAGTTAACAAACTCTGCACCTTCATATACCAGATACTTCCTTTCGATACCATTCTTTCTACATATGAATGTTGCTGATCTTTCAAGACTAAGAAAACTCTTCATACCAATACCAAAGTGTCCTATAGTACTGTTATCATTCTCCTTAGTGCTCTCCAGATAGTTCATACAAATGTCCTCAAAATCTCTATCATCTAATCCAACTCCTTCATCCTCAATGGTTAATCTATATTGATTACTGGAATCTCTTCCTAGTTTTACCAGTACTGGGCTCTCAATAGGATCTTTCCCTGCCTGACAAACGCTATCAATACCATTATTAGTCCACTCAGCAATGACAGAAGTGATAGGATCTTTATATAATCCTTTTGTCAGAAGGTATTGTAGTTTTGCTAATTTATTCTCACTAATCTTAGCTTTCTTGCTATTATCTTCTCCTATAACAACAAGGTCTTTTACTGCTTCTTCAATAATCATACGAATTTCTTTAACATTTCAATAAATTGAGGAAGATCCTCTTTTGGAATCTTAATATTTGTTGAGGCTCTTCGAGCAGTATCAATGGGGGAAATATTTAAGTGATCTTCATCAATAGAGATATCTAATCCTATAGTAGGATGAAAACCTCTTCCTCCTGATATGGTGCTTCTGTTATCATCAAAATACAATTCTGCTCCTTGTGTATCAACGTTTTGTGTCATAAGTCTAATTTTCCTTGTTTAAATTTGGATTTAAAGTCTCTTTTGGCTATCTTAATAAGATCTTTATACTGCCCTTTTACTTGTTCTGCATGTGCCATTACATCAATTTCATCACCAATAACAAACTGTAGGTCACCAAGAAACTGAAAGAATCCGGGAGTATCCCAAAGTTGTAGCTTGATTTCATTCCTACGTATTAAATTTTCTTGTTCCATGGTATATTTCCTATTTTGAAGCTTTTGTCATTAGCTACACTGAGCCCATTACCTCCATCTTTGTAGTTTAGTAAATCAGGATTAATAACTCTATATGTAGCAATCCAGTGTTTCTCTCTTTCTTTCCAGTCATAATCATCCATATCCAGTGTCTCAAGAATTAATAACTCAGGTTTCAGTTTATTCCTATGGAGATCTAATAACCAAGTAACCTTTCTGAATTCTCCAAATCTAGTTCTGAAGTCAATCATGTGATCTTTGAGTCTCCTTTTAGGATTATTAGACTTACCAATGTACATTACGAGCTTTGTCTTAGGGCATACGAGCCCATAAATATATGTTATCATACTCTATCATGTCTTCCATGATGATCAATAATCTTGGGTTTTCGAGTCTTCATGATCTCCTTAATTTCCTCATAGGAGAATGGTTCATATTGTCCCTTAATCCTATAAGCTGAAGGAACTCCACAATCCATACTCATTCCCCAATAGTCTCCTTTGTCATCCAATCCATCATGACTATGACCGTATAGATGCCAAGTACCATGATGACTTTTGTCCCATACCCTCATAGCATAATGATTCAGGACAATCTCCTGAAGCTCATTAGGAGCATCTTTGTCAGCAATCTTAATCTTCTTCTGTTCTCCCAGATATACTCCGTATCTCTCATATAGCTTAATAGTATCTCTTTTATCATGGTTTCCCTTGATAAAAAACAGATTAGCTCCAATTAATGCTACTGCCTTCATATGCCCTTCAGCAGCATTGCTACTCCGGGTAAAAGCAAAGTCTCCTAAATAATAAAGAGTATCACCCTTTTGAAGAACATTAAGATTTGCTATAATGTCTTCATTCATAGCCTCTACATTCTTGTAGGGCCTTTTGTCGTACTTTATGACGTTAGCATGATCTAAATGCCAGTCACTACTAAAATAAATCATTAGAATGGTGGTTTTTTATACTCATCCCAGTCTCTTTTGTCCCAAAATACGTGGAAATTGTTGTTATCTTTAAGTATCTTATTGATTTTGGTAAAGATACCTTTAGAATCCCATACTCCACTACCATATTGGGCAGAAGAAGGGTGAGTTAGTTCAAAAATATAATTTCCCAAAGGATTGATATACCTCTTTAGTTTCTTTGAAGCATCTCCACATAATACATAAATAATACCAGTAGTTCCATACATTACCTCTTGAAGAAAGTACTTCTGGAACGGTTCCCAATATCCTTTATGTGATTCTGTTTTGTTTAGCTTACAAGTCAAATCTGAATTGTACATCATAACTCCTTGTTCATGAAGATATAACAGGGATTTATTCCTTTCTATCTTCTTTCCTAGTTCCTTTTCAATTGCATCATAGAAAAAATCAAGAGAAGGTTGTAGCTTCCCATCAGGAGTGTTAGAACAGTCCATTGCTATACCTGTAGCCTGATATATAGGAGGCTTCTTTCTATCTTCTTGTTTATATGCTCTGGGATAGGGATCCATAAGAATAAAGATAACCTTTATATCTGAAGGTCTTGTAGTAGAAAAAGCCCGGAACGTATCCGAGCTTTTTGGTACAATAATCTCTTTCGTAACATAGACCTTCTTGCCTTCCTTATTAACTCTTTCTACAACTGCATCATTCTTAATCCTTTGCATGAGATCCCACATAGCCTTACTTTCTATGAAAGACTTAAACTTATCTGCCCATTCTCCCAGCTTTTCTCTGAAGGACTCGAAGTCCAGCTTGTTTTCTTCCATTATTTCACTTTTTCTGGTTCTAACACATCAATAAAGTCTTGTGGAAGCCATATATTCTTCAGTTTCAAGCACTCACGAAACATAGGAGCTATGTCTTCAGGAGTATATCCTGCTAATCCACAACCTATCTTAGTTACATACCACTTCCACTTGTGTAACCGTGGTGTTTGAGTAAAGACTATAAACCTCTTAACATAGAACTCTATTTCCTTCAGACCTAACACTTTGACATCCCAGTCTTTAGTAGGAATACCAAAGCATTGACCCATCATTCCAAACCCTTGATTCAAACGTGCACCAAAATGATCGTAAGCTAATCTTGCAGCCCCTGCACCATGTTGACCTATTTCATTTGAACCAAATACAAATACTCCATCACGATCCAGAGTGGATGCTGTGATATTTTCAGGCGTGACTCTTCCCATAATCTATATATTTTTTAAATTCTTCTTTCTGAATAACTTTTGTACCTATAAGTCTACCAATAAATCCCCGTAACTGATTGATTTTACGGTTCTTACGTTCTGCAGCCTGATTTTGTAAACTTATCCTCTTATGAAGACTATTTACTTTTTGCTGCATAGTAGATCTGGTGAGGTCAACATTGTTGTCCCTCCTTTGGTTTTTTAATTTCATTTTATACTTCGTTTTAACTGATTGATAGTCATTTCCAGTAAAGATCTACCTTCCCTTGGAGTATCAAGTAATGGTAAAGGTATTACTTTGTTGATTAGTTTCCTTATCTTTTTCCCTAAAGAATTCTTTCTGTTTACATTGGTCAAGCTGTTAGAATGTGTAGACATGTTTATAGATTTATAAAGTGAGGAATGAATTCTCCTTGTGTACATCCGGGAACTGGCATCATGTTATCTCCTGTCTGATCTAAATTACCTACCTTACTTAATGATTGATACCAGCTCCCTTTAGCAAAATCCTCTACAGATTCAGGATTAACAAGAACATGATATCCTCCTCTAGTCTCCAAAACCTTAAAACTAGCTGATTTACCAAGAATATTAGGTAGTATATCCATTAGATAATCACCCCAAGTTTCAAATCTTTGTACACCTGTTTTAGTATCAAAGTCAAAATCTACCCAACATGTCCGACTCTTAGTTCTTTGTACTTCTGACATTGCCTCCTGATGAACATTCATTAACAGGTTTTGATCTCTCACACTGTTAGCTATCTTGACCATAGTATTGATAGCAGCCTTCCACATCTCTCTAGGATTAGGTGTGATGTACAGAGCTAATGCTCTCTGTGGTACTGGTGTTTCCTTTTGAAGATACCAACCTTCAGCAATCTCTAACTGCTTGATCTTCTGGAACATACGTCCTTTATCAGTAAGAAACCTCTTTAATTGAGATTTATCAGTCTTGATATGAGTTAGTTCCTTACAGTACTTGTTACGGGCAAACAGACACATATAATACTTCTCTGTAGGTTTAAGCTCAGGAAGCCATTCAATGAACTCCTTAAGCATTTTTTCATCTTTTACTATTTCATAGTTCATATTATTTGTTTGTTTTTAAAGTGATCAATTACCTTCTGTATTCCATAATGATAACAAAGATCAGCAAAATCTGTACACTTTGGTGTCTGTCCTAAATATAAATCTGGAACATTTACATGCTTAAATCCATGATTTCCTGTCAACCACCAACTGAACTCCTTACCTTTCTTATCGTTATCAGCTATTACATATCTCCAGTCTATAGCTTTATAAGAGTTCAGAGCTTGGATAGTAAGACAGGCTGGATCTTCTGCCTGAGCATCTGACATACAGTCAGTCTGTAGTGCCTTCTGAAGAACCATACGATCCTTCTTTGACTTTGCAAGAAAAGCTTTACTACAATTAGGTTTGATAGCCTGTATGTTATCAAGATAATCAAATGGTACATTACTATCCCATTTCCATTGATTCATAGGAGTAAATAGAGCCTTCTTAGGAGCAAATGGTCTGTATATCTTCCACTTATCCTCATATTGATAACAAAAGGTTATCAATTCCCCAAGAGGTACTTTACGCTTATTCCTCCAGATCTCCTTAGGTTGAAAGATTCTTTCCCTCCGAAGGTCAGATTCACCCTGCTCTAATCTAGCCCAGTAATCCATATAAGATTTAGTCATATTAGCATAGTAGACAACCTGTATTAACGGAGGAGGTTTCCTCTCTATAACTGGCTGTTCCCATGTAACTATCCTATTTCCAGTAAAAGTCCTATCAGGTTCTCCTAATCCTAAATCAAAGTCAGTATTAATCTTTATCAAAGCCTGATTGTAATCACATTTGTATATCTGCTGTACAAAGTTAAAGCAGTCTCCTCTCCAGTTACTATCACCGAAGTCCTTGTGTCTCAGATCAAAATGAAGTTTAGAGCTAATGATAAGAGAAGGATTGGTTTCCCCTCTATGCTTATTAACAGTTATCTCATTGAGAGCAAAAGGTCCCTGATATTGTCTGTAAATGTCATATGTACTGATCTTTTTCAGTATTTCCTCTTTATTGAGGGGTTTCCCTTTCCTTACTCCTTTTATCATAGTCTAATTCCATTTATTGATACTCTTTGTCTTCCTCTTACTATGAGGTCTGAAGATATATACTCTTCATCCTCTGAATTCTTAACATATGAAGCACCTTTAGGTATCTCACAACGAATAATAACTAGACTCCTATAAGAATACACATTTTTTTTTGCTCGATCAAGCGTACTATAACTATGAATTCCTTCACCTGATAGATTTCTCACTCTGACCTTCTTTGTCTTCGGAAAGTTTTCATTATAGTAGTGAAAACCGTTTTCGTATTCAAAAGATTGCCAATAAGATATATAATTTCCTCTTCCTTTAGGATTAACTACCTTCCAACAGGTTATAGTCCTCTTAGCTATAAGAACTTCATTTTCTTTGATTTTAACACTGAAACACATAATATTAAATTTAATTGTTATTTAAACAAAAAAGGGGAAGTAACCCTAAGGTCACTTCCCTAACAAAAACAGAAACAAGCTTATCTATTATAATCGCTGCTTGCTGGATCAGGAGCTTCCTGACCCGTAGAGTCACCACCTGAAATGTCTTCAGTCTCATCATATGCCTGAATTGGCTCAAGCTTAGTAAATCCATCAAATCCATAATCACCTATCACTTCTGACTGGAATTTATCCCAAGTCTTCTTGGTATAAGCACTAGGGAACTTATTCCCATTGTTTATATACCTCATGAAGCCATCTGGTAAGAAACCTTTACTCCATACTTGCTGATACTTCTTAGAAGGATCTTCTTTATCAGTTCTTACTCCCAGTAGTATTACAAAAGGTGCATCATATCCTTCTGCTGTGAATTCTCCTTTCTCGTCAAGGCTTATAATCTCTCTCAACTCCTTGAAGTTCTCTTTGAAGAGCTTCTTAGTGTCTAACATTACTTCTGCCTCTGGATCAGAGAATTTCATTCTACCAAGCCATACTCTTAAGAGTGTAACTAACTCTTCTTCTCCTGCTAATGCCTTCCTGTACTTCTTAACTCCTAGCTTATTCTTATCCTTGTCCATGAAGTTCAAGAACCAATCCTGAATTACTGACTCGTCAATCTTATCAGTAACCACATCACCTTTCTTAAGGTATGGTACCCAAGTTGTTGTGCAGGTCGAGTTTACCAATTGCACCTTGTCACCATCCTTATTCTTTCTTTCCTTATTGGTAATATTGAAAGAATGTACAAATAACTTCTCCGATTTCAGATCTTGAAGCCAAAAGGCTAGTCTTAGACGATCATTGCCTTCTTGGTCATTACCTAGATACTTAATCGGTTCATCATCACTTGAATTCTCTCTTCCTACCAAAGCATTCACTTCCTCTCTTGAGGGATTTACTGCTACAACTTTAACTGCTGTGAACCCTACAAACAGTTCTTTAACAAATTCTGTACTTACTTTTTGTTTACCTTTTACTGCTGCCATTACTTATTGTTTAAATTGCCACTTTATTGTGGCCGGGGACTCCCTCGAAGGGAGCCTCTTGCAGTAAGTACAGACTTGTTCTTTCTTATTTTACTTTATACTTAACTCCTTTGAGTATCAGCCAGTTAAGTGTTCTTGGATCAACTTTTCTTGAACGTGCATCATAATCCTTAGTTGGATCCTGTGGAAGATTCATATCCACAAAGTTGACACGACCAAATTCATCTACATGAGCATAATGACGACCTACCATAGTACGTTCATTACCTACTAATACAGAGTCAACAGAAGCTTTTACTTTCTTCTGGAAGTCTGATTCTGAGATAATTGTACCTTTGTTAGGATACAAAGCAAAAAGAGTCTTTAAAACCTCTTTTTCATCAACCTTTGTGTTATAGTTCACTGTCATAGCTATGTTGGTAGAGGATAAGAACAGATTTGTAAGATCTGTACGACTCATAACCTTCTCAGATGTAAACTGATCTGATGCTACCAAACATTTTTCTACATACTTTGCATCTACAACTATGTCCTCACCATAGTCATTCTTAAGTTGGACACGATCTCCAACTATCTTTTCTACTGTGTAATACTGAGTTTCTGAAAGTTTCGTTGCTGTTGTTAATTTTTTAAATTCTGCCATTTTAAAGAAGTTTTGAAAGTGATTTATATGAACCGATTAATTCCTCATCTCCTGATGTCATTGCTGCACTAGCACCTGCTGTAAATGCTGTTCTCGCTCTTTCTCCACCACGAGCTGCTGTAGCTGCTGCTACAATGTGTTGAGTCTTTTCTGAAGACTTGAATGGGATACAGATACCACCTGTCATATCAGATAATGGTTTGTAGAATTGAGCTACCCAATTAGGCATTACTGTCATAGTATCCCATGCAATACCTTTTTCTGCTGATTTCTTAGCCTCCACTTTCCAGTCGATAGGAGTCATTTTACCCTGACCGTAATATATTGATTTTACGTCATGTGGTTGACAATCTGCTATTAACAGTACTGCTTTCCTAGCTTCTGGTCTCCAAGAAGTTTCTTCAACTACTTTCTTGATAACCAACTCATAGAACTCATCCCCATCTCCTCCTGTTGTATTTTGGGCATCTCTCACAAATTTTATGAGCTTATTCTGATCATTAGTAAGTTCACATACTTGATAAGCTTTACCAAGATCACTAGGTAAGGTCATTGTCTTGCTGTACTGACTAAATCCCGGAACATCACAGTAATCTCCGAAGGCAACAATCTTCAAACGTAAGTTCTTATTGTCTGCAAACAACTTAGGAATAAGTTCACTAACATGTTTACGAACAGCACCAATGTATGTAGCCATACTTCCAGTGGTGTCAAAGCAAATTACCTGATCCAACATTCCTTCATTTTCATCAGCAACAGACTCTACAACAGGAGGAGTAGTTTTTCCCTCCAGATGATCAAGATACTCTTGCTCAGATGCAAACCCTAACTTAGTTACGAGTTTTGCTCTTCTTACTTTGTTGGACTTCTTGTAGTCAGCCAACAAAACTTGGTTCATTTTTGTCATTATATTTAGAATTAACGGTCCCTCCTAAGAGGGTTTTTGGTTAAATAAAAATTTTACTCCAATCTGCAACATCATTGTAGCCTTGAAGATGAGGACATCTGTTTCCACCAACTCTATCTTCACCACCTGTAAAGTTAATCTTTATAACTCCTTCATCATTATACACATAACCAATACCATCCACTTTACGGGGTAATATATCCTTCAGTTTACCCGTAAGAGCTAACTGCTTAGGAGCTATTGTTTCCGTATTTTCATTTGCTGCAAGGAATTTGTCTTCTACATGACATACGAAAAAAGTACATATTTTAGATGCTCTTTTGAATTTATCAAAGACTCTTTGAGTATCTTCTCTTGACCATCTGTACCCATAACCTTTTCCCATATTATGAACTGATTCATAATCAGGGTGTTGTGAGTCTAGTATTTTTCCTTCTGAATCACGATTAAAATCCCTACCTTGAATAGTATGCATGTATCTCCAAGTTCCTGACCATTCAGCCCATTCACTAACCTCTGATAATGTGTCGATTGCAACGTAGTCATAAGGTTTCTCCTTAATCAAATAATCTGCTAATGCTTCGAGCCATTTCATTTTCCCTACTGGACCTTTGTCTTCTGGAACTTTCTTTACAAGCCCTTGAATTTTGTTTGTACCATTCTCAGTATCAATGATTAACAATCCCGGGAGTTTAGATAGTAAAGTTGTCTTACCACATTTAGGTAACCCGAATAAGATACAACTCTCCATGTTAATAGTTGGAGTGCTTAACTCTGTGGGTAATTCAAAATCAATGTTCTCTGTCTTTCTTTCTACAATTGTTTTTACTGCCATATATTAATTATAAATTTACACTTTCCAATGTCTTCCAGTTCCATAACTGATTAACATTTTTCGTGTTCAGTGGAAATCCACAGAACGTTGGACTGTTACTTATGTAAGTAACGGAGTGTAAATATACGATCTTTTTTGGCTTTTTCCTATTCTTTTTACTCATATTTTTTTGTTTGCTAACTAAAATTAAAGCTTCAAATAGGTAATTTTTGAGTCATCAAAGAAGGCCAAACCAGTCCTTAATCTCATTAGTTCAAAGGGCTCAGTGGTGCTAACAATATGGATTTCAGCCTTTTTATCAGGATTATCATATTCAAATCCTAAGAACCTACAGATCTTTTGTGCACAATCTTCGGGGTTACCTGACATGTAGTTTATAATACCTTTATTAATAGGATTTATAGTTACACCAGCTTGCATCATTTTAATAGTTGCTAACTGATCTACTCCATTTTTAGCAGCACAGAAATTAAGGAATACCTCCTTCTCCTTTGCCTTTGAGTGATAAACAGGAATATCTAATTGATCAGCAGTTTCTGTTGTACCACAAAATACTAATAGTCTTTCGGGACTGTATTCTTTAATTAACTTTCTGGTTCTCTCCATCTTAGCTAAAGAATTCTGTATAAGATTAATTAACTTGAGTTGTGTAAAGAATTTCTCATTACCTTTCCCATTTTCATATACATAATGAATTCTTTTAAACTTCTCCTTTTCTGTCAGAAAACCTTTCTTACTGGCATGAATACCTCTTTTATTATCCAAACCTACAGTATGCACAAACATTTGATAATCAACAAGTATCCCCTCTTCAACTCCTTGATTTATATCATACTTATAACATACATCAAGATTCAGGTTATTATACAACTCATTTCGAGTCTTCTGAGTCATTGTACCTGTAAGTCCCAGAGTAGGATACTTGTCTACAAATGATCTTAATGCTACCTGCTGAGGAATAGATAATTCATGAGGTTCATCTATTATAATCATCTGAGGCTGAGGACTATCATGTCTAAGCTTTTTGATAGAAGCAAAGGTAGTCTGTCCTATGACAGAGGGACCTCCGAATATAGCTATTTCATCATCCCAGCCTTTAAATATATCCACACGGGGAGCTATGATCCATACATGATTGATATTCAGTTCATTCATAATTCCTAAAGCTACCCTAATCTTTCCGAACCTAGGACATGCATTAACAATACTTTTCTTGTCAGTATTAAGAAATGCTCTTATTGCCTCTTCCTGACGTTTCTCTCTCATGATTCAAACTTTGCTTTAAGTCTCAGATACTCTAATCTTTCTCTTTCCTTCATCTCACCTTCTCTTCTCTCATCATCCTTCATTCTTTTAAGATACTCTTCGTCTGTTTCTTCTCTGTAGCTTCTAACAGTTAGTGTAGTACGCTTGAACCAGACTTTATTGTCATCTTCCATACCCATTCCCCAACCATGAGACTCTTCAAATCCACTTTCTGTAATAAGATCAAATGTTTCTTCATCATCCCTCATCTTTTCTAAAGCTTTCAGAATCACTGCCTTAGTTATTCTTTGGGTATATTGATGGTGATCTGCCACAAGTAGTCTTCTGTCTACAGGGACTTTGTTTCTGGGTTTCATTCAGTCATTTTTATAGCTTCATCTAAAAGTTTTATCCTTTGTTCCCAACCTTTCTTATCTCTTGTAAACCAGTAAACATTATCTTCATTAATATCAGGTTTAAGAGACAATAGTTCAGGATAGAAACTACTAAATAGTGCATCATTTGATAAATAACAGCTACTCTTTTCCTCATTAGGATATACATCTATTACTCTTCTTGAGAGATTACATAGTCCTCCTAGATCGTAGTTTCTTGTTTTAATAACATCTTTAGCTTCTTCCTTCAGAATAACATAAAATGAATGTCTTTGTTCTTTGTCTGGCTTAAGTTTTACCATTGTTTTTGTTTTATGGTTGTAAATAATACGATTTGTCTTTTACAGCATCAATCAAATTTCTAAGTTCAAGATCTCCTAGTGAGTCTTTTCTGGGCAACTCTTTAAACTGTCCACAGAATCCATTAAAAGCTAAAGGGATCCTTAAATCATCTTCTCCATAGGAAGATTTACAGATTTGAATACTCCTAAAATGCTTGGCACCAGTATTCTTATCTAAGAACTCTACTGGATTATAACCTGTTCTACTCATTTGCTTATACTTCAGTGGATCAAACAGAGATAGTGCCAAATCACAAGCATCTCCCATATCACCTGATTCCTTAACATCATCCAGTGTGAGCTCTGCTTCTGTATCTTTGAGTCTCATAGGATTACTTATGGACCTTCCTACCTGAGCTATCCATAAGGGTGAAGCTCCTTCTAAGTCCCTAAAGCCCTGCATATACTCACAAGTGACATCCACAGCTTGTTTCTTAGTAGGATGATCTTTAGTTCTTCTGGTAAGATTACCGTGATCCAGTACAGGTGAAACTATCAGATTAGGATTTTTTGGTATATATATCTTCTTATATGGATTTTCAGGATCGGTCTCATAGACACCATTCTCGTCAAAGAACCCTTTACAAATCCTATAGATATCATTACCACTTCTAGCTCCATCATATATATCAACATATTCAGTAAGAATCAAGTTGATATAATCCTCATATTGAGCTATAAGTTCAAATTCCTTCTTATTCATCTTTTCTTTCCACCACCCAAGCATCTTAGGTACAGGAATCTCTATACCTTCATCCATGAATACTTTCCTGCTGACCCATTTAGCTATCCTGTAGTGCTTAGCTCTTTCCATACTAAACAGTATGAACTTGATCTTCCTACCTGATGCAGGATTTTTAATACACCAATCACAGGCATTCAGAATCATTTCATCAGCCAAGCTACTTTTACCTGCTCCTGTTGATGAAAACAGTAAGGTAAAAATCCTTTTACGCCAGTTAGCATATTTACCGAGCCTAGGAAGTCCAATAGGAATTGCTTCATTCCTACCTTCCATACCATCTCCTATCTCGGACATTAATCTTCCAAAATCACTCATATGTTTATTGTTGAATCTCCTTCTGCTTCCTCTTCATCCAGTGTATCCATATCAGTTACCATCTTGGAAGCTTTATCCTTCAGAATATAGTAGTAAAGTATTGGAAACCATCTATTTGTTTTAGCTTTCTCGTCTATATATTTTAATAGACATTTTTCGATCTTAGGAAGATCATTAAGCTTGTAAATAGTGATTGTCTTCAATAATTGATTACCTAAATCTGTTGGGTTTGGTAAAAACTGGTGAGGAACTCCATCAATTTTGTCTCTTATCTGCTTTTTACCTGTCTTCTCTACCAACTTATTTTGTAGTCTTTTATGTAGATTTATAACCCATGTTACAAATTCATCTACATCATCCTTACCCATTAGTTTAGAAGCAGCAGGTTTTTGTTGTACCACAACAGGTTCAGCAGGAACCTCTGTAATATCCAGTAAATCATATGCCTTCTGAGCTAATACTCCGTCTTCTATATATCCTTTCTTGTATAGAAGGTTTAGAAATCCCTGAACTCTTCCATAGTTAGGGACTTCTTTGCCTTCCCTTATATCTAAAAGTATAATATAGTGATCAAGTAACAATCCTTGATCCAGTATACTCTTATACTTAGCTGTGTCAATCATTAATAACGTGTTAATTTAATTTCCAGTGGTATAAATTCTCCATCTATTTCAAATCCTTCCAATACAAACTTAGTATGTCGTGGAAACTTAGCTCTCAGTAACTTCATAGTCTTCTGTCCAGAGCCTTCTTCCACTATCTCTTGTTCTTTTCCTGTCTTGTACTCAATAACTGTGAATACGCTTGATATTTCCTTCATTGTTGTTTGTTTTCTACTACGTTATCAAACCAATCTTTACTTTCCTTTAATCCCCAGCCTGTTACATCCTTAATGTATTTTACGCAATTAAGCTTTCGATACCCATCTTTAATCTCACCAACAGGGCTCATGAGTTGTACGCATTTTATAGCAATCCTTTCCAATACCACTGATTCCTCTAAAGGAGGATGCTTGTATTGCTTGGCATTTACTATAGCTGCTACTTTAATTATTTCTTGTGTTGTTGCATTTTCCCTAAGATAAGCTACAATAAAATCAATCGGTTGCATCTGGTATTCCGTTTAAAATTTGATCAATCCATGGTGATTTACCCACGGTACCTTTAGACTTGTTAATGTTGTAAACTTCTAGTGCAGCTGCAGCATAGAGCATAGGATTTGTCCTGTAGGCTCTTGTATCAAGTGCATGTAAGTTCTTTAGTGGACTTTTGTGACAGTTAGCACCTTTTAGCTTGCCAGATGTGCTACTGGGTCGTGATTTGTCTGACTTTGGCATAATAAATTTTTAAGTGTAAATATAAATCCTTTCTTCATCTTTTCCAAATTAAAAAGGAGCCAGTTTCCTGACTCCTTAATTATTAAGCTTCTACTAATGCAGGATGTTGTTTTAGTCTTTTTACATAATCAACTTCTACATTATCCAATTTACATAAAACTTCAAAAGTTGCTACTAATCCAGCATACTGACCTTCCACATCATAAGCGTCAAATGGTTTAGCTGCCTTTTCAAAAGCGTTTTCAATCATAGACATCTCTTCTGTGTTATATCCAGTAAGAGATATCACCACATCTTCATAAAGTCTTTCAGTTTCATGTTTTGGTGTAAACTTATCACCCGGTTCTCTATCACTAAACCATTTAGGAAGGTTATGTTTTCTATAGAAAAAATCAACATAATTAAATACTAAACTATAAGCAGCCTCTTTTGTCACCTTTACACCTGCTGCACTGGCAACAATGTTACCACAAGCACAGGCTATACAGGTTCCTTTTCTTAAAGTTCCATCAAAAAATGCTTCACATAAAGCATCATAGGCTTTTTTAAATCTTTCTGTCATGTTATTGATTTTTTTGTTTTTGTTTCTTGCCAGAATAAGGATCAAATTTACCAAACTTTAAGGTGTTCTTCAGAATAGCTACCAGTCTTTCTGAAGAAGAAGGATACTTTTCACCAAACTTAACACATGCTTCTCCAAGTTCCTCAATTTTATCAGTATATTCATTAAACGTATCACCTATATCAGCTCTAAGTTCAAAAGCAGCTTCCATCATATCTAACTCTTTGCGTGTAAACCATTTGGCTAATTTTTTAGATACAAAACTATCATCATTATAATCTTCTGCAGAACTAACTTTATTACTATTAAGTACACATGATGAAAATATTGCTCCTTTAGCACAGCAATCACATTTACTGGCTTCTATAAGATTTACCTGAAGACTTGAGTTAAATCCTTCAACTTCCAGATATGTACCATTTGTAGGTTTAAACTTACCTATCTTAATCTGCCGTAGAGCATCCTTAAGAATTAGTATTCTTTGATCTTTTCTAGATAAAGCATTAAACGCTTTATTGATAGATTTATAATCTATCTGTTTTAATAATTGTTTTTGCATTATGCTGATTTTATACGTTTACGAATATCCTCAAGAGAGTACTCCTGAGTTATCTTTCCATTAAGGAAAACTGTTTTAAGAAGTCCTTCAGATTCTTCTTCCCAAGTCTGTTGATCTGCTACTACTATTTTACCAGTATCATCCTGATAAACTCTCAATAATCCCTTCTTACTTTTCTTAGTACCATCATCTGTGACAGGATCTTTGTAAATCTCCCGAGCCTCAACATAATCTACTGTATGACCTTGTTCTGTCATTATGGCATCATGTTCAACAAGTTCACCATATGTAGCTTTCATGGCAAACCCAAAAGTATCACGGGTATTATACTGATAAGTATAGCTACCAATACCGAAAACGATATTAGTAGAAGCAAACCCTTTAGCCATAAGACGTTCACATATCTGCTGAGCTCGTTCAAGATTAATGCTGTCACCGTAAATAGCCCCAATATGAAGGTCAAGCTCCTTATATCCATATTCATTAGTTTTTCCTCCGAAGGTATCCCAAAGGAGCTCAATTACACCTTTTCCTTCTGGTGTTGACAAAAGTGTTTTAGAATTTGTTCGTTTTTCACTCCAACCACAGATAATATCTACAGGATCACCAGAATCAGGACGTATTACAAGTTTTCCGTCTCGTGCGAGGATCTTCTCCTTGAGTTTAGGTAAGTACTCAGTGCAGACCTTCCATAAGTCCCAAGTATCACTAACAACACTGAGAATACCAGTAGGGTATATATCAAGGAGTTTGATAAAAGTACCCATTTCATCGTCTTTAGTACCCATGCACATAACACTATGCTCTGTAGCAGGTACAGAGGCTCCAATAAGAGTGCCATTCGCATTGTAAGAGCTCCTGAGAGCATATATAGCAGGAATTGTATCAGTGCCAGTAAAAGAAGTGAGGTGTCCCATACCTGAAAGTATTGCACTTTCAAGAGATGACATACCACGCATAGAGAAGTCATGACCCTGCCACTGTACGAAATCAGTAGAACCAGTTGTTTCTTTTGCATATTTAGCCAGTAGTTTATAAAACTCTGCTGCTATTGTAGCACTGGTAGTAGGTTGCCAGAGCTGACATGACAACAATGTTTCAAGGTAATTTGTAAGCCAAAAATGCTCAGGTTTGGTATTTCGGATTGTCATACAGGGAACACCTATCGGACAACGAGTACCTTCAGGTAATGCCTTGATTTCCAAAGGCATATATCCTAATTCCCAGAGCTTTTTGATGTGATTAGTATCTACATGGATATCCATCTTATATTCTTCATCTATCAGGTTCCATGCTTTATCAAAGAACTCCTTTTGGAATTTACCCAGTATGTACTTCTTAAGAAAGTGTTGGAGACCAAAGAATACAATACTGTCAAATCCTTTTATTCTACTCTTACGAGGAGTCATATTCGAATATATCATAGTTGTATCCTCAGGATACATCTTGAAGTGCTCTGTTTTATAGAAGTCTGTATAAATTATTGGAGTCATTAGTTATTTTTTACATTGTTAAAACCAAGTTCATCTTCCAATACCTCTATAAGAGTTGTCAGATCTTCCATTGCTGAAATAAGACCTGCACGATCATCTAATAGTAAGGAATAGAAGGGTTTACGATTCTCTCGTCCAAGAGGAATCATATCAGTATTAATACCCCATAGAAATACACCTCGTTCAGTCATATAATCCTGTATAAGTTTAAGATCAGGATTTGCTGTAAACATATATATCTTCATACCTAAAGCCTGAGCTCTCTTTATTCTATCTATAACAATAGGATAAAGATATCCCTTACTATGACGGTCATATACAGTATTATCAAAGTCTACAGCAATTGCCAGTGATTTGTGTTCTTTGTACTCTTCATAGAGTCTCTTGAAGTTAGCATGTGGGATAAGATATTCGTCCATTATATTATTTTGTATTGAGTTATGTAATTACTTACGTGTGAATAGTTTATTAAATCATCATGTGTCCTTGGGATAGAGAAGTCAGTAGGTACATCTTTTATACTATTTGTACAATACACATGATCAATACCAGCTTCAAACAGGCTAGCAAATCCTTTTGAGAATAGTCCGTGAGAGACATAAAGATACACATTACTTGCTCCATGTTCCTTCAGAGCTTTGGTAAGAACCTCAAATGTATATCCTCCATCACAAAGATCATCTACAATAAGACAGCTTCTATGTGTAACACCTCCTGTAAAGGTAAGATTAACTTTACCATCCAGACCTCTGTGTTTAACAGCAGCCATAACTGGTAAGTTCAACTTTTCTCCAAATTCAAAGACCTTCTTATAGGCTCCTGCATCAGGACTTACCAAAACAACAGGTTTATCTGACCAAGGAAGCAACCCTACAGTTTTCTTCACATACTCAAAAGGAGATAACTTTTCAGATCTGTTAATAAGTCCTAATGTCATATCAGAATGAGGATCAAAGATAATAACCTTATCAAAGTTACATTCATTAATAGTATCAGCTATAAGTCTAAGATCAAAGCTTTGGAACTGAGTAAATCTTCTATCTGACCTCTGACCAAACATACAAGGTATGAATAACTGCCATCCTTTAAGCATGTTATGACCTATAACATCTCCTATTGATCTTATGTAGAACAAATCTTCATATGAGTTAATCCTCTCACGGATGGTGTAATCAGGAGCTGCAGCCCATGGTCCTTCCCATTCAGCAGCTATCTGTCCGTCAGGGTATCTTCTTCTCTTGAACATCTTTTTCAGGTTTAGGTGATATAATTGTTATTGTTTCCTTTCCTCTTTGAACAGCAACCTCAAACCTATGTCCATTAGAACACTTATAATCTGTGGTTGTTGTGTTAGGATCATCACTATGATACTTTCCTTGCTCATCATAGTATCCTTCATAGTGGACTAAAGTGCTACTAGAGTGGCCTCTTACCACTCTACTTGTAGTACCTTCCTTTTTACATACTGGACATATCATTTTAATGTTTTTTAAAGTTTTCTAAATAAGATATTATATTCTTGGTTCCAACAGGATTGTCTGAGTGAACAAAGTATATAGGAAGTGTCAGATTGTTATCTAAACAGTAATCTACCAACCACTTAGCAGCATGGTAACCTGTAAGTTCTTCATACTTATCATATTCAAACACTACTTCCTCCAGAGAAAGTATAGGTTTATCACTTTCAAGAAAATGAAACTCGTCACCTAAATCATGGTCAAAGGATACCATATACGGTATCCCATGACTCATAATATAGTCCACAAATTCCTTATATGATTTAACTATAACCCATTCACTTTCTATCATTGCTTTTCGAACCTTTTCATCTCTATGATAACTAGCTGTAACTCCGGGAGTTCTCCAGTCATCTAAATAAAGGTTATACATCATTCGTTAATTTTTTAAGATTTCTTATAATGTTATCTCTGTCTATCGAAGTATAGCCTTTAATCATTAGTGGTTTATCACCAATCTTTTTAACTGTCTTCAACCATTCCTCTATAGCCCAAGATCCTTTCCACTGATTACAGTCATGACAACATGGAACTGTATTACCAAACAGTTTACCTCCACCATTACTCAAAGGCACTATATGATCCCGTGAGTATGTCATCTGATCCAAAGGACGATGACAATAGAAGCATCTGTTTCTGAAAATATCTCTTGCTTTATTAGCAATAGTGTGAAGTTGCATAGTTATTTTGGTGATTGCCCAGTTTTCAAACTTGATTCTCTTCTCTGAAGTATCAATAAAATAATTCATATAATCCTCAAGAAGGAACAATTTGTGTTCTGGTTTCATTACTGTAAAAGCTTCTCGTCCTATCCTTTTATAGAACTTTAGGGGTCTCATTTGTCTACCCAGCCTCATAGTTATTTAATTTAAAAGGGAACCGAAGTTCCCAATTAATTAACCTACAGCTACTTCTTCTGTTTCTGGTACTACTTCGAACTTCATCTTCTCAAAGTAAGCTTTTGCTACATACCACTGATCAGCATGGTTTTCAGGATTTCTGGCAATATAGCCACCTTCCAATGTGTCAAGCTTAGCATCTTCTGCAGATACTGAAACAGCTGACATATCTTCTCCTAAAACATAGGGTCTCATTTGGGTGAGACCAGACCTTCTGTAATTTTGAAACATAATTAAAAGTTTTAATTTAAAAGGGAGCTAGGTTTCCCTAACTCCCTAATAAAACCTGTCCAATTTCCAGTGGAATAGTTTTGTGAGGTTGGATTTATTTGCGTACCGAACCGACTATCTCTACAACAAACAACAGCTACTGGAGATAGCTTATAGTACTCTACCTATTCTTGGCCCTATTCAGTAGATTCCAAACACTGGCCACTGGGCGTAACTCCATTTTCAGAAGTAATATACTACTGTCTGTCTTCGAGCAGGTTAAAAAAGTGACATTTGGACACTTGGTCCTCTTGACTCTATAAATGCTTTGGCTTTCTTAGTTTTTTCTATGTTATCCATACGTTCCAATGTTTCCAAGATATAATAATCATAGTC